TTATCAATCGATAGTGATGAGGAAGAGGAAGATGAAACTCCATCTTCACAACCACAATCAAAACAACCTAAAAGTGCTGAAAGATTAGAACAGTTAGAAATTGAGGTTGATAAAAGAAATATCATCAATGCAATGATGCAAGGAGCAGCTAAAAAAGGACATTATATTTTCCATATGGTTGCTGATGAATTAGATTCTATTGATCCTAGATTAATGGGGTTATATGGTAAACTTATGTCTATCGCAGATTTCCAATATTGGGTTATTCCCGATACTGTTATGGGTGGACAAATTGGTGGAACTGAAAAAATTGTTTGGAAAAAAGCTGAAAAAGATTTTTCTAATGATCCTGATGATTCAAATGAAGAAGATGGTGGTGAAAATATCGAAGTAAGTAAAGGTGAAGAATATCCAGTAGTAGTAGCTAAAGCATGGATTTTCCCATTATTAGTTCATGAATTAATTAAAGGGTCTATGGAATTAGCTGCTTCTAGTTGGGCTGAAGGACATTTAGATTTCGAAGAACAAAAACAAGTTATCTCATTAGCTGATACACCATCGAATGAGATATGGGGTATGAGATTAGGTCCAGGTATGTGGGAAAAATTCTTAGAATGTGTAGATGATGAGGATTATGATATCAAACAATGGTTATTTAGAGAATTAACTAAATTACCAGCTCAAAAATTCCACGAATTTGTGAAAGAAATTTTATCAGGTAGTCAAAGATGTAAAGAAATTATGAAAGAATTAAAAGATTTACATAACGAAGATCAATCTGATAGTTTAGAAGATATGTTTGATGAGACAGGATATGATGATATGGGTGACATCTTAAATCATTTAGGTGATGAAAGTTCTACTGAAACAGATGAAATAGAAGATGAAGATACATATTATAAAAATATGTCCAAAAGTGAATTACAAAAACTTATAGATGACGCTTTAGATTCTGGAGATTTTGAAAAAGTAAGTAAATTACACAAATACCTTTAAAATTATAAAAAAAATAAATTAAATCCTGTAGAAACTACAGGATTTTTTTATTTGTAATAACTATTTATTATAAAGTTAAAAAAAATGAAAATTATTATAAATGAAACCCAATATAAAAGATTACTTATTGAAAATGAAAAATTAGATTCATATATTACGTTATTTATTGACGAAGTTAAATTTGAAGAAAATTTTAATATTATTTTAAATAAATTAAATACTTATGGGTTTAATTTAGAAATGATTAAGAAAAGTAAAATACTAATAGAATTTTTATTACAAAAATTATTTAATACCAAAAATTTTAATTACCCAAATAATGAGTCTGATATCGATATATGTGTTTTTCTTTTAGGGAAAATTTATTTTTTACCAGAAAATATTAACGATAAAATGAATTATTTAGATAAACTTTATAATCGATCTTCTGGTGGGTATACGGAAAAACATAGGATTTCATTTTTAATTTCATTTTATATAAAAAAATTTATAGAAAATTTAATAGAAACATTAGAACCTAAAAAAGTTATACAAAAACTTTCTCTATATAGAAAACATTTAGGTGGTGAAAATCGTAATTATTTAGATAGTGTTGTTAATACAATAGCTAAAAAAAATAATTTAGTGGTTTTTCACAAATATAATAACATCACATTCAATAAAAAGGAAAATAGTTTAGTTGATAAACTAATAACTTTTATAAAAGATACACCTGAAATACCAAATAAAACTAAAACAAATTTTTTAAAATATATTGGTTCACACTACACAAGAGGACAATACTCAACTTTTTTTTCAGCTGTAGTACATTCAAAAATTATAGAAAAAGTTGGTGGTGGAAACAATGTTACATATAAATTAGGTCCTAATTATCAAGCTTGGGTAGAAGATAGATTAGTAGCGTATTAAATTTTTATACTATTCCTACATATTTATTATTAAAAAGTAATATGGATAGAATAGAGCAATTAAAAGTATATGCTCGTAGTTTAGAAGATCCAATATTTGCAATAGAAACGTTTTTAAAAACTTTTGATCTTACTCAAAAGGGTAATGTACCTTTTAAACTCTTTTATAAACAAAAAGAAATTATTAGGTCTTATGAAAAACATAATCGTAATATTGTAACTAAACCCAGACAGGCGGGTGTATCTACAACTACGGCAGCTTATATCGCAGTGAAAACAGCGTTTGGTGATCCTGATAACCCACACAAGGTTCTAATATTAGCCAATAAACAAACACTAGCACAAGAATTCCTTAAAAAAGTAAAAGATTTTTTAGATCAAGTCCCTTATTGGGTTTGGGGTTTAGAAGAAGGTACTGATTATTTAGAAATAAATTCTAAGGGACATATTAAATTAAAATCTAATGGTTGTGAAATTAGAGCCTTAGCAACATCTAAAGACGCATTAAGGGGATTTACACCAACATTCTTAGTAATGGATGAGGCGGCGTTTATCGATAATGGTTCTGAAGTTTTCGGAGCAGCTTTAGCTTCATTAGGTACAGGTGGTAAGATTTCACTCATATCAACTCCAAATGGACTAGATCCGTTATATTATAAAACATATGATGGGGCTAAGAAAAAAGACAATAATTTCAATATTGTTGAGATGAAGTGGTATCAAGATGTAAGATATAATAGAAATCTTTATTGGAAAAGAGGTGAAGATGAAAAAATTATTTGTGAATCATTAGGTAGAACTAAATTAAGGTGGGAATATTTAGATAAAATTTATGAAACTGATGAAAGTACCATAGAATTTTATGAAATAATGGTAAATGATGGTTGGAAACCATTATCCCCTTGGTATGAGGAAATGGCGGCTGATATGGGTGACGCTAAAAAAATCGCTCAGGAGTTAGATGTATCATTTATTGGTTCTGGAGGTAACGTAATCGATGATGAATTTATTACTTATCATGAAATTAATAATGTGATACAACCAAAATTTTCAGCTGAATTAGAGAAGGCTATGTGGATATGGAAAGAACCTGAAATGGGTCATAAATACATTATGGGTGTGGATGTAAGTAGAGGTGATGGTAAAGATAGTTCAACTATAGTAATCTTAGATTTTGAAAATTTAGAACAAGTGGCGGAATTCCAATATAAATTACCACCAGATATTTTGGCAGAAGTAGTTTATAAATATGGAAATATGTATAACGCATATACTATTGTTGATATTACAGGTGGTATGGGTGTAGCAACAGTTTTAAAGTTGTTGGAAATGGATTATAAACATTTACATTATGATGACCCTAAAAGTAGAAAATTGAGTGAGAAATATTCTAAGACAAAATATCAAGAAGGTGATAAAGTTCCCGGTTTTAACGTTGGTAATACGAGGTTACAAATGGTATCTGAATTAGAAGAACATATTAGAGAGAATAAAACTATTATTAGATCTCAAAGATTAATTTCTGAATTGAGGACATTTGTTTATAAAAATGGTAGACCAGATCATATGGAAGGGTATCATGATGATATTATTATGGCTTACGCTATGTGTATATTTGTAGTACAAACATCATTTAAGAAATTACAACAATTGGAAAAACAAACGAAGGCTATGTTGGATAGTTGGGTAAATGTATCTTCAGGTACACAAGTGACTCAATCACAACCAGGTTATGTAAATCCATTCTATACTAATACACCTTCATATAACCCACAACAAAATAATGGAACACCTAATGATGGTGGTGAATTTAACTGGTTATTTGGAATCAAATAACATTTATTTTTTCATTATATTTATTATATTATATAAAAATAAAAACTAATGGCGAAAAAAACAATATTTCAACAATTAAGTAATTTATTCGGTCCTGAAATTAAAAAGGAACAAAATAAATCTAAATATTCTTTGAATGATAAAGAAATTCTAAGGACAAAGTCTAAAGAAGAGTATGAATTTGAAAAATTAAAACAACAACAAGATAAATATTTGGCTAATATGTGGCAAAAGGTTGATAATGAAATTTATCAACATTCTATATATTATGAAACAACTAGATTGGCTTCTTACGCTGATTTTGAGGGTATGGAATTTTTCCCTGAAATCGCAGCAGCTTTGGATATTATGATGGAAGAATCTACTACACCAAATGGTGAAGGTAAAATGTTAAATATTTTTTCAGAAAGTAAAAGGGTTAAAAGAATTCTACAAGATTTATTTTATAATAGATTAGATATTCACACATCACTTCCAATGTGGACAAGAAATACTTGTAAGTATGGGGATAACTTTTTATTTTTAAATATCGATAGTGAAGAAGGAGTTTTAGGTGTGAAACAATTACCTAATATTGAAATCTCAAGAAAAGAAAATGATGGGTTTGGTGAAAATTCTTCAAACAAAAGTACAGATAGATTTAATCCTGTAAAATTTGTATGGGGAAGTAGAGATGTAGAATTTAACGCTTGGCAAGTGGCTCACTTTAGATTATTAGGTGATGATAGAAGATTACCATATGGAACTTCAATGTTAGAAAAAGCTAGAAGAATATGGAAACAGTTATTACTTTCTGAAGATGCAATGTTAATTTACAGGGTTACGAGAGCACCTGAAAGAAGAATATTCAAAATATTTGTTGGTAATATCGATGAAGCAGATGTTCCATCATACGTACAAAAAATCGCAAACAATTTTAAAAAGAGTCCTGTGATTGATCAGAAAACTGGACAAATAGATACTAGATATAATCAGATGGCTCAGGATCAAGATTATTTCATACCTGTTAGGGATCCAAACACACCAAGTCCAATAGAAACTTTGGCGGGTGCAACTAACCTTTCTGAAATTGCGGATATTCAATATTTACAAAAAAAGTTGTTTACTGCATTGAGAGTTCCGAAACCATTTTTAGGTTTTGAGGATGCTGCTGGTGAAGGTAAAAATTTAGCTTTACAAGATATTAGATTTGCTAGAACTATTAATAGAATTCAACAATCAATGATTCAAGAACTTAATAAAATAGCAATTATCCATTTATATATTTTAGGTTTAGAAGATGAATTAGAAAACTTTACGTTAGCATTAAATAATCCTTCTACACAAGCAGAGATGTTGAAGATAGAACAAA